AATATTATCTAGCTCAATAAACCCTAGTTCCCAGAAATACATTACTTCTCTTTGCAGTCTGTTTAAATTGTAATTAAACATTTCTGGAACAATTTTTGGGGCATCCTCTGTAAAGTTATACAAAAACTCTCCGTCACTACCTACACCAGAAACCTCTACTGCACCCAGTAAGATTAAATCCGATAGGGAGTATTCTTCTTCATTCATTTTATCTTATCCCTTTCGTCTAGTACCTCGATCATGTAATCTACCAACTTAGCAAATACAATGTCGTTGTTTTCAATTAACTTGTAGTGGTGTCCACAAAACATAAGCTCGTTTTCAGCCCCAACGACTAATACAAAAGCCTGTGAACCGCATTGGTCACACCTGTCGTTTATGTCTAGGCTTCTGTTTTTAATTTCTTTCTGAGCTTTTTCCAAAGTGCTTTGCATGTTACCTCTTATCTGTTGAGTAGAAGCCTTGACCATTAAACGAAACTCCTACATTAGAGTATACACGAGACATTTCTGCCTTGCAAGTCTTACACTCTAACGCAGAATTTGTTTCATTTATGCCACGCTTAATTGTAATTTTATCACCGCATTTATTACATTTGTAATCGTAAAAGGGCAACATTACTCCTCTTCGTGAGTAGCTTTGCCGTGGGTAATAATTGATGTCAAGATCGACAAAAAGGCTGCACCAAGCGAAACGCTTAGCAAATTAAACCAGTTAATCTCAAACAGTCCAACCGTACCGCTGCCAATAAATGCCACTGCAGCCTGAGCAAATGTTTTCAAGCTTCTCTCGCCACTGTATGACCAGAACTCTATTGAAAATAGCTTCATTATTTTTCTCCTTTATCTTTATCTTTAAATAGTTTAACATCTTCATATGCACCAGAAGCTACATATGCTGAAGTGATGATTGTAATTAACGCAACACCTCCAGATATTAGGCTACCTAAAACTGAGCTTTCGGGGGCATAGAAAAATGCTATGGCACCAAAAACAATCATTGCTACTGAAAGTCTGTACGCACCAAATATTAGCTTCCTGCGAAATTTCCAGGAAGGGCCGTTTGGATTATCTGGCTCTTCGTTGTTGCCTAAAAAGAAAACCCAGTTTGTCATTTTCTTTGCAACATCCTTAAGTTTATTAATCATTTTTTAAATCCTTTAAATATCAGACTAAGTAGTTTAAACAAAACCGTTAGCAAATTGCTTTGATAAGGATCCTCTGTGGGCTTTTTAACAGGTTTTGCAACTTCGGGGGGTGTGATAGTACCCTCTGAATTTGGATCTTTGGTATAAACAGTTCTTTTAACCCTGACCTCATTAACAAAAATCTCAATTACATTCTTTCCGTCTTCAAAAGTAATTGTTTTTCCAAGACCTTTGTCTGTTTCTTTTTTAACTGTTTTTACGAAAACACTTTTACTGTTGTGTCGAACCCTAACCTTTGATCCATAAGGAGCATTTTTAATATGAACAGAAGCAGAATTGTTTGGCTTTCTTTTTGTCCATGCCTTAAAGTCTTCTGGCAGCTCTGGATCTAATTTATTTGAAATCCATTTAATTGGGTCTACAAACTTTCCATCTACCCTGGTTTCCCAATGCAGGTGAACTCCAGTTGAAGCCCCAGAGGTTCCCATGTTTCCCAAGACCTGACCTTCATACACATTGTCTCCTGCTTTAACGGTAGTGCTTCCTTTGTCTAGGTGTGCCATCAAATGGACAGTACCGCTTGTGCCCTCCATTTTTACGTAGTATCCGTATCCACCACCTGCAGCACTAGACTTTCTTGCAGTCAAAACCTTACCATTTTCAGGTGCAACAATCTCTACATCTGTCTTGCCACTTTTCATGACAAGGTCTGTTCCATTATGATTATCTTGTGCCCCCGTAATTGGATGAGTCCTAGGGCCAAACGGTGAAGTTATTTTAAACTCTTTATTTAATTTACCTCTAATTGGGTATTGCATATTTCTCCTTAAATTACTGGTCTTTTCCTAGCTAGAGGGATACAGAACTCTGTTCTCTCTGCTGCTAGTTTTTCTAAATTTTCTACAGTTATATAGGCATGACCATTGTCTCCATAACTATTCCCCCAAGAATTTTTCCAAATAAAACACTCGGTCTTTTTGCCGTTAACCATTACCTTTGGGTCATATCCAACAATAGTTAGTGCATGTCCACCTACCTTTTTGCCTGAGATATCTACAAACTCTTTTTTATCTACAGTTTTAGTTCTGTACATTCCTTTATACCAGTTTACTCCGATAACTGCTGGCCCTAGTTGTGTTACTGCATACTTAAGCTCTTCGACACTAAAACACCAACTATATGATTTTATAAAGCCTCTTTGCCTTATGGCCTTTGCACCTGCAAGAACAGAGGTTCCGCTATAGTCTTCTCCTGGCCACATATCTTTCGTTTGTGCTTCACGGTAAACACCTTTAGCATATCTATTTGCTACGTCTACTCGTGGCATTGGAATTGGTTTGCTGGGCTGTGCCATAAGCTCTGCTGTCCATGCAAAGCCAACACAAGCTCCTTCTCTTCCCTGATCTAGGGTTGGCCCAGTTTCCCAAATCTTTTTCTTTAAAGGCTTTTGATTGTCAAAGAGGTATGAGGCCCTGTAGTCTAAAGATTTTGGATCAAAAAATGCTTTCCAATCAAACGTTCTCGATCTAAACCACTTGCCAATATTGCTTGCCAGAAACAATATAATTTTCATAATGTTATTCATAGTTATATTATATCACCTATAAGATTAATAAGATCCCCACACAGCGAAATACCGCACGATGGCCGTATATAGAAAGGGTAACTATTCCATCCTAAGTGTCCGTGTGGGGACCGTGTTTTATTATAGCATTACGCCTAGCTCAAGTCAACTAGCTTTGCAACCGTTCATACGTTCTTTGTCTGTGGCAGTTGGCACAAACTATTTCACATTTTTTAATTTCTTGCTTGATTTTATCTAAACTAGTACCTTGCTGCAATGCTCTGGAGATTCCGAAAGACTTGTCTCCAACGTGGTCAAAGTCTAGGATGTGAGGAAGAAAAGATATTTCACAGTCTGTACATACAGAATTCTGTGTCTTATAATCATAGACCCACTTACGAGCTTCTTGTTTTTGGTAAGATCTCCTTTTGCGAATAGCATCTTTATTCTTTTGATACCACTCAGCCTGAGCTTTCTTTTGACGCTTCCTGTCTTTATAAGGCATTCTGCACCAATTATACCATTACCTAGAAGTCCCAGTCATCATCCGTGGTTGCCTCGTGAGTTCCCATAACATAACTTGATCCACTACCACTAAAGAAATCGTGATTCTCGTCAGAGCTAGGAGACAAGGCAGAGAGGATTGCAGGGTTAACGTCAGTAGTATCTTTTGGAAACAGTGCATCAAACCCTAGATTCATTAAGGCTTTGTTTGCATTATAGTGCAAAAACTTTTTTACATCCTCTGTTAGGCCAATGTCATCATACAGCTCTCTTGTGTATTTGATTTCATTCTCATAAAGCTCCATTAAGAAAGCATATGCCCAATCCTGGTAGTCTTCCTGCTCTGTCTTTGACAGTTCATTAAATGCCAGTTGGAATTTATAGCCAATGTAATAACCGTGAATTGCTTCGTCACGGATAATAAGTCTAATTAAATCAGCAGTGTTAGTTAACTTTGCCCTGGATGACAAATACATGGGCCAGTAGAAGCCGCTGTAAAATAAAAATGATTCTAGGAATGTAGACGCAATCTTACGCTTAAGAGGATCGTCTCCTCTATAACGGTCTAAGATAATCTCTGCCTTCTTTTGCAGATATGGATTTTCTTCTGACCATCGAAAAGCTTCCTCAATTTCTTCTGTAGAACAGAGGGTTGAGAAAACACTTGAGTAACTTTTAGCATGTACTGATTCCATAAAGGCAATGTTTGTAATGACTGCCTCCTCATGCTGAGTTCTTGAGTCAGGAAGAGTGGACATAGATCCTACCGTACCTTGAATTGTATCAAGCATAGTAAGCCCAGTGAATACACGCTTGGACAAAGTCTTTTCAGTCTCTGTTAGTGTTCCCCAGCTCTGAACATCGTTTGATAGGGGCACCTTTTCAGGTAGCCAAAAGTTTGCTGTCAACCTATTCCATACGTCTAGGTCTACTGAGTCTTCAATCTTGTTCCAGTTAACTGGTCTTGTTATTGCCATTTCCTGTCCTTTCATTACAGCATGCAACTTACGCAATTTTCTGCTTCTGTCCCCTGCAAAGCCTGTTGTCTAATACGAATATAGTAAATAGTCTTAATGCCTTTCTTCCATGCATAAATTTGTGCACGGTTGACATCCCTTGTAGTCGCCGTATCTTTAAAGAATAGCGTCAGGGATAGTCCTTGGTCTACGTGCTGGGTAGCAGCGGCATACACGTCAATTACTTTTTCAGGCCCAATTTCATAAGCATCCTCAAAGTACTCTAGGTTGTCATTAGTCATGTGAGGTGCTGGGTAGTATACCCTTCCAAGCTTACCCTCTTTACGAACCTCAATGGCTGCTGCAATTGGGTGAATTGAACTAGTGCTGTTGTTAATGTAGCTAATTGATCCTG